TAGAGTTTACCTTTGCAAATGGTTACGGTGCAAGTGTCATAAAAAGTCAACACTCATACGGTGGTAAGGATGGACTTTGGGAACTTGCAGTGTTAGACCATGGAGTTATGTGTTATGACACAGTTATAACAAATGATGTGTTGGGTTATCTAACATGGAAAGAAGTAGAAAAAACTTTAGAGAGGATTAAAGAATTATGATTGAGTCGTTAGGTGAAACAGTAAAGAGTGTCCTTCCTAGTGTAGTAGGTGAATTTAATACTACACTTCTTCCTGCAATTGAAACAGCTTGGGGTAGGAAGTTCAAAGACGAATTAGAAAATGAGAATCAAAAAACTGTAGAGATTGCAAAGAACTTTGCACGACCTCTTAACAACTGTTTCTATCGACACATCAATAAAGAACAACCTACCTTCCTAGAAAAGACAATTGATGGAAGTGACTATATCTTCAACGACATCTTAGTAGAAGATAAAAACAGTTTTTCAACAGGTAACTGTTGGGTGGGTAATGGATATAAGAAGACTGATATTCACCTACTAAAGAAATTTGAGTGTGATGAAAATGGTAAAATCATTGCAGCCTTCATTGGTATTGTATCAATGAAACAGGTGTCAGGTGATTGGACTGACAGAACACTTCAATCCCATAGGTCTGTGTTAAAGTTTCTTAATCAGGACATCGACAAGATTTATGTGGTGCATGGTTCTATTAGACCTGCAAAAAAATATTTACAATTTAATTTAGAAACCATCTAGACAAAAAGATAACTTTAAGTTATTATAAATATAAATGGATAGAAAAAATTCTATCTTAGTTAACAGCCAATCATCAAACTGTATAGTTAAATGACGGCACACTCTAAACGATATATTAGATATCAAGTTCTGAGTGAAATTATAGGAGAGACGCAATGTCAATTTTAAATATAAACTCTTCTTCGTATGCTCGTAGTTATGGGCCATCCTCTACAGGTAGAACAAAGAAGAAACAACCTAAAGGTGAAGACCTATCAAAACTTAATCCCCAACTCTCTTTAAGTAAATCCTTAAAGGAATATCCTACAGAGAGATTTCTAAAACTTCTTTTAAGTATTGAAAAGAAAGCAAAAGATACTGGTCAAATATCAAAAGACTATGATATTCTATCAAAAATTGTTGAAAGACAATTTTACAAAATGACAGATATATCACCAGCCTTTAAAACAGGTGACCAAACAAAGAGCAACTCTGCAACCGAACAAAGAGTCAAAGCATTAAAAAACTCTTTTGAAGGTGGGTTTAGGTATGACTTACCCCTACCCATAGTAGTTCATGTTGTAGGACAACTTAGAAAAATGTTAGCAGCAGGTGACCATCGTTATGTTGCAAAGACAGAACTAAAATGGTTGGCTGACATTTGTGATGGTATTGTGTTAGACTTGACAAATGATGATGACATGACCATTTATGATATGTTATCTTGTCAAACTAATGACCATCCACCTGAGTATCCATTAACCAATCCTGAGTTAGCATCAAAACTTTATCAGAGAATCATAAAAAGTGATTTATGGACAAAAAGATTCAACCCATTGAAAAAAACTTATAACAAAAAGTTGTGTTATGACTATATTACTTCTTATAAACATAACATTGCTGACACCACAAAAGGTAAAGTGTTAAAAATGATTCAAGAAAAATTGGGTGAAAGACTAATTGAAGGAATGTTCAAAACACTTGCAGGTGATGCGGAAATAATCGATGCAAGAAAATACTTAGGTATTGATGGAAGAAATGATATCATTACTGTTGAAATTGGTTTAATTGATAGATATCTTTTTGATTTAATAGCTGAAAATGCAAATACTAATAACAAAACTTACATTATTTTGAGAGTCAACAATAGTGACTATGCAATTTCTGAAGAGACATTGAATAATAAAAGAGGTAATGCAATTTTTGGTGGAAAGAAAAACTTGAAATCATCTGCAAGACTTGCCTATGATAATTTTAGAAAACTTCAAATACCTGAAAAGTTTTTAAAAAATGTTAAGATTATAGGTTGTTATGCACAACATAATAATGAGAATGTAAAAAAGGTTATTAGAGTTCAACAAGTTGTTGGTCAACCACATACTTATGTTAGTAGTGAACATTCAATTGAAGAAGCACTTCTAATGGATGGTATGGTAAACTAATAAAAACCCCTAGACAGTATCAAAGAATAAGTATATAATTTTATTATGAATATATTCTACCTAAATGAAGACCCCCAAGTGTGTGCAGAAATGCACTTGGATAAACACGTAGTCAAAATGATTATCGAGTATGCACAACTACTATCCACTGCACATCGTGTGTTGGATGGAACAGAATACTACGATAAAACTTCAAACGGTAGAAGAATCAAAAGATGGAAGATGGATGATTTGATGATGGAGAACACTTTGTATAAAGCATCCCACATCAATCATCCGTCAGCCAAGTGGGTTCGTGAAAGTGTAGAAAACTATCAGTTCCTTTTAAAACTGTGGCAACTACTATCATTCGAATACACTTATCGTTATGGGAAGATACACATGACCTTTGACAAACTCAAAGATGTGTTAACAAGTGTTCCAAACAATATTCCAAAAACTAAATTCTTTGAACCACCTCAGGCAATGCCCGATGATGTCAAAGACAAAAACACTATAAAAGCATATCATAAATACTACAAAGTCCACAAGAGTGGGTTTGCAAAGTGGACAAATAGACCAGTCCCACAATTTATGATGGAGTGTGCATAGTGCCAATATACGTTTTTTATGATACCGAGAAAGATGAGACAGTAGAACATATAATGTCTTACACTAAGTTAGACGAGTTCAAACAAAACAATCCCCACCTAAAACAACAAATTACTGCAATGAACATAATAGGTGGAACTGGTGACAGAGTTAAAACAGATGCTGGTATGAAAGAAGTGTTATCTAAAATTGGTGATGCACATCCTGGCTCACCAGTTCATGAGAGACATGGAACTAAAGATATCAAACGAGAGAAGTCTGTAAATATTATTAAAAAACATATAGACAAACAGTCTAAAACAAAGTAAAATAGTTTAATGAATAAAGTGAGAACGAATCCTTATGGGTTTGAAGAATTAGAACATCTACAACTCGAAACAACTAATGTCAATGGTAAACGTTACTACGTAGATGAGAATGGAACCAAATTTCCAAGTGTAACAACAGTTACAGGATTACATTCTAGAGAACAAATCAAACTGTGGAGAGAAAGAGTTGGTGAAGAAGAAGCAAATAGAATCACTAAAGCTGCAACCACAAGAGGAACTAAATTTCACGAACAGGTTGAACACTACCTTAGAAAAGATGTAGAATTTATTGAGTTTACTAACTTAATAGAAGAAGCTATGTTTAAGGGGATACAACCTATTCTTGATGACATTCAACCTTTAGCTATTGAAGCACCTCTTTATTCAGACATATTAAAAATGGCAGGACGAGTAGACTGTATAGGTCTCTTTGATAATGCACTTCAAATTATCGATTTCAAAACTTCTAGTAAGTGGAAGAAAGAAGAATATGCAAAGGGTTATTTTCTACAAATGACTGCTTATGCAATTATGGTGGAAGAGTTGACAGGTCATCCTATTGATGAATGCACAGCTATTGTTGCACTACCCGATGGGAATTGTCAACTGTTCTCTTGTGACCCTATAGAGTATGTCGATGAACTACAACAACTAAGACGACAATACTACAATCTTTACGGAGTATAATATTATGGCAAATCATGTAACCTATAGTCTTGACTTTGAAAATGTCAATGACGAAGGACAAAAATTCCTCGGAAATGTATTTGAGGGAAAGGATGACCTACATCAAACTGAGTTTGAAGGTCAGAATCTAAGTGAATGTGGGCCCAAGTGGGCAACAATTGATGACACGGATAGTTACGATACTAGCTTTACAGTGTATGGTGAAAGTGCATGGAGTCCACCTACGGACTACTTGGAAGCATTGCATGGTGCATTATTGAAAGTGTCACCTGAAGCAACTGCAACAATTCACTATACAGATGAAGCACCTAACTTTGCAGGTATCTACTTTTTTGAACCAGTAGATGATGGCAACGGTGGAAAGGATACTTGCATCGATGGTGTTGAATTAGATAACGAAGAAATCTTTGAACTATGGTCAGAAGAGTATAGTGAAGAATTCAACAGTGCATTAGAAACAGTTGCAGAAGAAGAAGGAATTACTAAATCAGAACTTCTCGAACAACAAGAAGACTTCTATGACCTAATTGATTATGATGTAATACAGGAATTATACTACGATAATGTATGGGACGTTATTTCTAGCTATCAATCAGAACAACTTAATATTCTAAAAGGGGGATAAAATGGCAGATTTTTATAACGAAGAAAAGTTTACTCTAAAACAAGATTGGAACTGGAGTAAAATTATTAACAAGGGTGATGATTGGATTCATCAAGAAGCATACGATAATGCATATAATAATATGTTAGAGTATCTTGAAATAGAAAGTGAAGACGAACTTACTGAAGTTCACTTAGACGAATGTCAAGCACTTATTGACTACTTAGAAACACCTTATTCAGAAGATGGACAAGGTATGGATATGAATGGACATAGTCCAACATACTATGCATACTATAGAGTCATGCAAGATTGGATTGAGAATTTTGATTATGGTGAAGTTGAAGGAGCACCTTTGATATGATAAGTAGAAAAGAATTTTCAGATAAAGTTGAGAAACTTATGGTAGGTGGTAAATCAGATGTAATGAGTGCAATACTCAAAGTCTGTGAACAACATATGTTAGAACCTGAATCTGCAAAAAGACTTTTAACAAACCCTCTACGAGAGAAGTTAGAAGCAGAAGCTACCAAGATGAATATGGTGAATCGTGGTAAAAACTCACAAGGAACTCTTACAAGTTTCTACGAATAGGTATATATTATGACAATGAAAAAAGGTGACATCGTTACAGTAGTAACAATTAGTGGTGAATACGTTGGTAAACTCCTTGCAATTTCTGATGATGGAAATGCAAGTGTTGAAATGGAGAATCCTAGAATGATTCTTCAGAATCCACAGGATGGAAGTATGGGGTTTGCAAAAGGTATTGCAGCTACAGGTGAAGAAAGTCCTACCCATGTTATTTTCAATCAGTATGTGTTTGTGACACCTTCATCTAAGAAGGTTGTAGATGCACACTTACAAGCTACAACTGGTATTGCACTGGTTAAGTAGATGACAAGTAGAGAAGGATACGATGCATATACACTATACCTTGGGATAAAACTACATTTCTATTCCAAGGACTATGACTTTGTAAAATACAACGGTCAAGTGAAAGCAGACATTAATTCTTTCTTAAAGAGAAAAGATAAGTATCACTTCGGTAAACTGTTTAAAACATACAAACAAGAACTACAAGATTTCTATATTGCAAATCTATCAGTTAAAGACCAATGGGTAGGTGACCTACTCAGTGAAGAAGCTGATAAAGTGTATAAAGAATGGAAGAACAAAAAACAAAAACAGTTCTACATGTTTGAAACTGAAGTTTCAGACCAAATAAGAAAATTTAAGATTGATACACTACTAAAGGTAGACAACGGACAACATCCTCGTCTACTGAAAGCTTATTTAAGTAAGAAGATAAGTATACAGACATTGTGTATTATGGATGAAATAATTAATTTCACCAAAGACTGGGAACAGTTGATTTCGGAAAGGGTAGTGTATCCTGAGGTGCATACGAAGATTAATAAGTATAAAACCTTCTTGAGTTATGACTACACGAAGTATAAAAAGAAACTAATCGAGTTGTGTTCTTAATGTATATTATTTCCCCTGTGAGAGATAACAGAGTTATATATAAAAAAACAAATCTCAAGAACACATTTCATATAAATATATTTGCACTTTTAAGGAAAAACCCTCTTGTAGAGTTGACCTTAATCGTGTATAATAAGATGGTGGACTACAGATGTAGTCTTAATACAATGCAATACGATGCTTAATATAATAGGAGAATACAATGACATCATTAGATAAGCTCAGAGCTGCAATGGAAGCAGCAACTCCCACAGCCAGTGGAGAGAAAAAATCCTACAATGACGATAGATATTGGAAACCTGAACTCGATAAGAGTGGTAACGGGTTTGCAGTAGTTCGTTTCCTACCAACTCCCGAAGGTGAAGAAATGCCATGGGTCTCATACTGGGATCACGGTTTTCAAGGGCCTGGTGGATGGTATATTGAGAAGTCTCTGACTACTCTCAATAAACAAGACCCTGTGTCAGAATACAACACTCAGTTGTGGAACACTGGGATTGAGGCAAACAAAGAACAGGCACGTAAACAAAAAAGACGTTTACACTATGTGTCTAATGTCTTCGTAGTTTCAGACCCTAAAAATCCTGACAATGAAGGTAAAGTCTTCTTATACAAGTTTGGGAAGAAAATCTTTGAACAACTCAAAGAAGCAATCTCACCTGCATTCGAAGATGAACAAGCAATCAATCCTTTTGACTTGAGAGAAGGTGCAAACTTCAAAATCAAAATCAGAAAGGTTGATGGATACTGGAACTATGATAAATCAGAGTTCGATTCAATTACTCCACTTTTTGAGGACGAAAATAAGTTAACTGAGATATATACTAAGGCACATTCTTTAAAAGAGATTGTTGCACCAAGTGAGTTCAAAACTTATGAAGAACTTAAAGAGAAACTTGATAGAGTCTTAGGACTTTCAGGTGGAGTATCAAACTCAACAGCTGAATCTGTTGCAGAAGACCTAGACGAAGTGCCTTGGTCAAATGTAAACAGTGCAGTTGCAGAAGAACCAGTAGTGTCATCTGTTGAATCTTCTCTTAGTGAAGACGAAGACGATGCAATGGACTACTTCAAGAGATTAGCTAACGACTAATTACTTGAGTTGGGGGGTGGTTGTTATACAATGAGTGTCCGTGATATAGACAACCACCATCGACTGAGACCGTGGATAAAAAGGGGGTGCTCAGTAGGGGTAAAGACATCAGCATCAAGCGGGGTGTCTGTGTGAAGAGCGGGTTGCTGTAACAGCTGGGGCTACTTCACAACTTTTAATAAGATATAATATATGAGTAAAGTAACACCAAGAATAGACCATAAAACAAAATTTGTTGAACCATTTGACAGAATGTTACGTAGGTGGAAGAAAGCTTGTGAAAGAGCTGGTATTGTTCAAGAAGTTCGTAGTAGAGAATTCTACGAGAAACCTGCATCTATTCGTAATCAAAAAAATCAAGACTTGCTTAGAAAGAAAAAACTTCAAGCAAAACGAGAGTCAGCAAAGGGATATCGTAGAAGGTAAAAAAATGAATGGCAAAGGTTCGAAACAGAGACCTCTTTCTGTTTCAAAAGATAAATTCGATTCAAACTGGGATTCTATTTTCGGAAAGAAACTAGAAACTAAAGTTCGTAAGGAAACTCCTAAACACGGACTGACCAGTGTCCATCTTGATAAAACAAAATATAATCGTAATAAGATTAAGCAGGAACTGCTGACACCCGACTTGCACTAGAATCATTATTTCTTATTCTTCCTGTTGAAGGAAGAACAGTCGAACTATTACTTACATTGTTATTGTTCTGTTGAACACTGTTCACTGACATATTAACATCTGATTGTGCTTCTGCAACATCTTGAGTTGCTTGACCAATCTCTTGTCCTCTACCTGAAGCTTCTAGAATTGATTCTGCTGTCATACCTCTTGCAGTTCCACTGAATCCTGGCCCTTCAAAAGAAACACCTTCTGCACGTGCTTGTTCTGCATATTTGTCAGTTGCTTTGTATTCTAAGTTAGTGATGTTTCCTTCTTCGTCTCTTCTAATACTATTGGGGTCAATTTCTGCATAACCTAATCTAATTTGGTCTTCAGCATCAAGGTTATCAATCTCATCTAGTGTAAGAGGTGTCTCAGGTGTCATTCCTCGTGAAAGTGTATCAGGTGGTGTTGACTCTTGTCTTCTTTGTTCTAACATCTGTGTAAGTTTATCTTTATCTTCTCTAGATAAATCATCATCTTCTAAGATAGCTTGTAGTTGAGCAGTTGATGCGTCTCCAGCCTTTGTCCAATCAATAGTAGACTTACCAAAAGTTTTTTCATCGTAAAGACCACTCTCTCCAGCTGCATCAAGTTCTCTTCTTCTTGCTTCTGCTGGGTCTTCAGTAT